CTTAAACCGTCAATCAAGATATGTCCTTTAAGTAAACTAGCGGGTTGTCTCGAGCCATGCCTACAATCCGCTGGACGTGGTGCATTTAACAGTGTCCAGGCTGCTAGAGAATCTAAAACACGTTTTTACTTTGAGAATCAAGAAGCATTTTTATTGAGTATTGCAGCCGATATCTGGAGCCTGTTAAACACAGCTAAAAATAGAGGTTTAACACCACTAGTAAGGCTCAATGGCACTAGTGACATAGTCTACGAAAATTTAATCGTGTGTGACGATAAAAACATTTTTCAGTTATTCCCCGAAGTACAGTTTTATGACTATACAAAACATCCATCACGTAATTTAACGGGCAAAACACCAGGGAATTATGATTTAACTTACTCTTTTAGCGGTATCACACCTAAAAATGTCTCAATTAAGGGTTTACTTAATCCGTCAAATAGTAGAGCAGCTGTAGTATTTCAACGCCAGGCGGATATACCCTCTAATTTTAGGGGCTGGACAACTATTGATGGAGACAATACGGATGTGAGACATATAGAACCTAAGACTGTGGTAGTGGCACTGTATGCCAAAGGTAAGGCGAAAAACGATTACAGCGGGTTTACTCAAATTAAAGGGGTTCACTATGCTTAAGACTATGACAGCAAAATATAGGGGCCGCTGCACAGCAACAGGTAAAAATATAAAACCTGGTGACAGCATTGAATATAACACCAGCACAAGAACCGCTGTGCTGCTGGCTGCAGCAGCTGGTAAACCGTTTTACAGGTCTGATATATTCAACATCAATGGTAATGAGTATTACCGTAATAAACAGGGCCGCTGTATTGATGCCCCTTGTTGTGGCTGCTGTACTATTTAAATTGATAGATAACCTTTCTAGCGGCTTTCTATAGGCTGCTAGAGGATGTTATTTATAACATCAATTTTCCTAACCACAGAAAGGGTTCAAAAATGAAAAGCTTAGACTACAAAGGTTTTTATATCTATTTTGAGACACAGCATAACGGTTCAATTCTCGCAACAGCTATCGGTGACAGTGAGACAATTAGAAAGGTTTACTATTTCTACTCACAGCGGGAAATATTGAATTCAATAAAAGAAATTATCAACGAACATTTAGGGGTTACATTATGAACGATGACCAAAAAATTACTCTCGATAAAGCCGACCTTTACGTTTACCTTGCCAGCATGTTCGCTGCGGGTTTTACCCTGGGCCTGGTCCTGTTTACGTAAATTTTCTCCCATACGCGCGCGCGGGCCTGGACCCGCTGCGCCCCAAAACAATCCTATCTCTCGCTGCGAGGTGCTAGGTGTTTGCCAGGGTTCCAATTGTGAAAACTGTCCCCAAAAAAAGACAGTGGCCCCAATTGACAACCCCAATTAAGTTTTGATATAGTGGCCCCATATTGCAGTCAGACGCAATAAGAAGGCCGCTTAAAAGACTCTCCCTCCCTGTAATCAGGGGTCTGACAGGGAGGGTTCTTTAAGTGGCTTTTTTATTGTCTGAAACGTGATTACGGGGCCATAACCCAGCCCTTGTAAATGTAGGTGCGACAGATACAGATAAACGTGTTGAACCTGGCTTGTATCTCCTGGGAAACCTCGGGATAGTGAAAACTGGGAGGGGCGTAAGAACCCCTAAACTAGATAAACGAGAGCACCGTCCCCAGTGGATAACATTGTGGATAACAACCTGAGAGGCTCTCTCTCGGGTTAGTTAAACCATGTCCGAAAGTAAATGTACATGCAAGTTTTTAAAAATAATGTTGAGGTCCTGTATACCATGTCCCGTGTAGAAGCTAACATTCTCTTGGACTGGGTGAAGACAGGCCAAGAGGTGCCCCGTCACTTGATAGACTGGGCTTTGTTTGTGACAGGGGATAACGCCCCTTATCGCTGCGCTGAGGGCTACGCTCAGGGGCTGCGCCAGCAGACCCACACTGGGCTTATCTCTAACATGAAAGGCTAAACATGGAAAACCTTATAAAAGAGGCTCTAGACCAATTAGACAGTTATCAGGTGCTCAGGTATCCTCAGCACCTGTATAACGCCCGTAGAGCTTTATATAAAGCCCTGGAGAGGTTACAAGCGCAGCCACAAGCGCAGCGCAGTAACCGCCCTGAAGACCTCGTAGACCCGTTCCATGACATTCAATACTTGACTAGTAAGAAAGGACTTTAAGATTAACGTTGACTAGACTAATCATCTAACTGTATACTGTACACATCTACTCAAGTAGATATTTCCTAACCATCAGAAAGGCTTAAACATGAACATTTGTATAAATTGCAAGCATGTACTTGTACATGACAACACACACCTAGAGTTTTCCCGTTGCACTTTTGGTGCAGAGATTTCACCTGTAACAGGTAAACCCCCTATGTCTACAGACCTCCCCTACTGCAAGGTCAATCGCTTGTCTGTAGGTCCCTGTGGACCTGTAGGGGCTAATTATGAAGCTGCTAACCATGAGGAGACTGTAGATGAGTGACTTCACACCAGAAACTAGAAACAGTGCTATATGGTCAGGAGACTCCCGTATGGTAGCCAACGGTAGAGCCAATGACGTGGTGCTCACCAAGCTCGGCATGCTGGAGATACCCGATTTAAGTGGTATAGAAGCTGTCCAAATGGGTCATGTCATGGAGCCTGTCATAGGTAGACTGGCCCAAGACAAGTTACAGGTAGAGTTGACCAAGATAGAAGATGCTATCACTCACCCTAAAGAACCTTGGCTCAGGTCACACTTTGATTTTGTAGGAAAAGAAAATGGACAGACTATCCTTGTGGAGTGCAAGAACTATAACCAAGCTGTACGCAACAAGTTTGAGACTGGAAATCTACCTCCTGCTGACTTGGCTCAGTGTATCCACGAAGCAACAGTCTACGGTTGTGAGAAGGTCTATCTGGCGGTCCTATTTGGTGGTCAGGAGTTTCAACTTTTCCCTGTGCAAGTCACGGATGAGATGAAACTGGAGCTGCTCACCAAAATGGCTGAGGTCTGGGCACGTGTTCTCACCCGTGACCCCTACCCCCCCGAGACCGTAGAGCAAGCAAAACTACTCTTCCCCACTGATGACGGAGCCTCTAAAACAGCCTCTCAGAGCGTTGAAATGGCTTGCCAGTCACTGAGTGCTATCAAAGCCCAAATAAAGGCTCTAGAGACCCAAGAAGAGGCTCTACAGACCCTGATAACAGGTTATATGGGTGAGAAGGCTAACCTAGTCTCTCTTGAGGGTAAAGTCTTGGCTACGTGGAAGTCTGCCAAGGGTAGTGTGAAGTTTGACTCTAAGCTCTTCCAGTCTTCTATGCCTGACCTCTATGAGAAGTTTAAGGTAGAAGTACCAGGTAGCAGGAGGTTTTTAGTTAAATGAAACACAAACACGCAGATTTAATTCATGCCTGGGCTGATGGTGCTGAGATTCAAGCCAAAAGTGATGATGTTTGGTTAGATTGTGTTTATCCTACTTGGTATTCAACTAGTGAATACAGGATTAAACCAGAGCCTAAACTAGATTTTGTACACAAAACCAGAATAGTCATGCACGAAAAACACAATGGGTTTATTCAGTTTGACCTTGGTCCAAGTAATCTTCAACTTACTTTTGATGGTGAAACAGGAAAATTAAAAGGAGCAGAAGTATTATGAAAGCCTATCCTTTTTCACACAAGCACCCCACACTGGGGACCACAACACAATCTGAGGGTATGGACCTCAGAGATTACTTTGCTGGCCTTGCCATGCAAGGTACCATGATTGCATTTAAAAACACACCAAAAGAATCTATCTCTAAATCTGCTTATGAAATGGCAGACTTAATGATGAAAGCAAGGGAGAATAAAGATGAGTAACTTAGTACCGTTTGATGATATGGAGAAGATGGCAACTTCTGTTGCTGCTTCTAAATTATTTGGAATTAACAACAAAGACCAAGCTGTAGCCTTGATGCTTTTGTGTCAGGCTGAAGGTTTACATCCCGCTATAGCAGCTCGTGATTATCATATTATCCAAGGCAGACCAGCTCTAAAGGCTGATGCCATGTTAGCTAGGTTCCAGCAAGCTGGTGGTAAAGTAGACTGGAAGGAGTACACAGATGAAGTGGTTACTGGAATCTTTTCACATCCACAGGGAGGCTCTCTGGAAG